TCTCGACCATAATGGAACGACTAAAGACGAAAAAGAGTTTTATTACGAATGTGGAAACTGTAATGCTTTGAACTGTCTTTTCTCAAGACTTGGAATCAATCTGACAAATTACGTGAAGCGTGAGAACGTCAAACGTGTATATGGAGGACAAGAAAGGAGTATGTAATGTTTAAAGTGATTGGAATTATATTTCTTGTTGGTGTTTGTATGTACTCGGTACTTAAAGTCGGTTCGGATAGCGAAGATAGAATGGGAATGTGGTGATATTTATGGATAAACTGTTAGGAGTAGATCCTGTTTTTAATGAGTATGTACAGACTGTCGAGAGGTTCAAGAGCGAGCTTGCTAGCAAACTGCCTGAGATTGAGATCGTTGGAATTAGCATGGAAGTTAATGAATTTACTGGCCGGAAGTTCTCAATTGATTTTAATACAAGTCCTACAAACTATGATCTGACGCCTCATGTGTGGAATGCTGTATTTGCAAGGACTAGCACTCCGCCTTCTGATGAAGAACTCATCGATCAGCTCGTGTATAAATTCAAGAACGACGTGAAGCCATTGATGGAGTCCATAGAGCAGCATACAGAGGGCTCAGTTACTTATACAACTTTTTAATTGCTCACAATGGTGAGAAACCTAATTATATATTTTCAATCAAAGAAAGGAGAAACATTATGCCGCGTGATATTAACATTTACAGGATTAAGGTGTATGAGGAGAGTCCAGAGCTTGAGATCATTCCTGGCTTCATCAATCACATCGATGAGTTGGATATTAATCAGGTCATATATTCTGTAGGACCTAATGATTACGAAGTCTTAGATTCACATTTCGATACAACAGATCTTAATGAAGTGATATACTGTGCTGATCATGAAGGCGGAGACTGTGTGGTACTCATCGCAGACAAAGATTCCGATCGTAGAAGTGATATTAAGAAGATCCATGAATTCTGCTTCAAGGAGCACGGATTATTTCTTAATCAGGGCGCGAAGCTTCTTCGTGGAATGCGTGCTTGCACTATGTTTAATCGTGGCACTAAGGAGTGATATCTATGGCAGAACAGATTGTTAAATTCTATTCGTATGACCTCTTTATTTCCGATAATGCAACACCATACATCAAAACTTTAGAATTGTATGGCGATTTCAATCATGTTGTTGAGGATGATGAGGGTCCGATGATTGATTTATATACTACGTATGAAGATGGTAGAAAAGCATACATAATCCGTTGTTTTAAACTGAATGATCTTGGACGCATTGTCGAGCAAAGTGACAGTCTGATATCTATGGTCACAACATCCCCGAACGAGTTAGACGCTTGGAACTCTTATCTCGCATATTTGGATGAGGAGGCTCTTAAACTTAACTCCAGGGCATTACTGTTCAGACATGCTTATGAGGTTGTTGATAAAGCTATGAAAACATTGTCGCAGGAGGATGATAAAAATGGACTTAATTAAGAGAACCGAAGTATTGAGTGCAGAAAGGGATCTCAAAGCAATCAGAAAAGCTTTAGAGAGTATTTCTGACAAGATTGCTCCGGTTTCGAAAGAAACAAATGTTGTTGTATCCAATGGACTTGATCCATTCTTTGGGAAGATTTATATGTCACAGGAACATCTAGACGCTTATATGTTGGATGCTGACTCGATAAAAAAGCAGTCGGTGTTTCTTATTGAGGAGCTGTCTGAACTCCAGCAGGCTATAACAAAAGGACTCAAACATGACTTATTTTTGGGTACTATGGGTGATGCTCATGATAGAGATAATTTCATAGAAGAGGTTGCCCATGTCCTTATTTGCATCGATGGCATATGTACATGGCTTGGTATTAAACCTGAAGACATCCAGAAAGAAATCTACAAGAAGTATCCGGATGGATATTCTGGAATTGAGAAGGAGGACTATTATAGTGACAACGCTAAATACGTTTCTGTTGATTGTAGTTGTGATTGAAGCAATTGCTATATTTTACTATGGTAATAGTGTTAAAAATATGTTTGCAATAATCGAATTGATTGACGAGCGGATCGATAATACCTGGGAAAAGATTCATCAGGTTGAACAGTCTATTGATATTACTAAGGCAAGAGTTGGAGACGTCGAAGGTCGTGTAACTTATGTCGAAGACGAACTTGATAGGGAACACTAATGGAGATAATTGAACAAGAAGTACGCTTTGATTTATATTGCAAAACGTGCGATAACAAGGATTTGCCAGAAGAAAAAGACCCGTGTTACGAGTGCTTGAAACATATTTCTAATGTGAATTCGTGCAAGCCGGTCATGTACAAGAATACAAAATCCTGAAATTTTCGCGAAAGTTTTGGCCAAAAAATCCCATTTATCCCACTTTTCCCACTTTTTTTTCTATTAGCTATAAGAATTTTAATTTTATATATAGAAAAAACGCGAAAATAATTGGGAAAAGTGGGAAATTGGGATTTGGCATATTTTAGTAATTAAAGGAGGCCGTAAATGAAAAATGCTTGATTTCCTGGTAATTGAAGAGAGGACATTGAGAAACGGCACAATCGAAATTAGCCCAAACTTCAGGACGAATCGACACAAAGACCTGATGATAAAGGGCGGTGATTTTGATGCATTCTGGAACGAGAAGGAAGGGATGTGGTGTAAAGATGAGTCGGCCCTAATAGACATGGTCGATGGATATTTGAAGGAGTATAGAGACAGCAAGTATAACTCCAGTCCATTTCCTGTTAAGGTACTTTGGATGTGGGATGCTCGGTCTGGCTCTATAGACCTGTGGCATAAGTATTGCCGGCAGCAGCTCAGAGATTCATATCACGTGCTTGATCAGAAGATTATATTCTCCAACACACCGGTAACAAAAGAAGACTATGCTTCACATCGATTACCGTTTCCATTGGAAGAAGGTGATATTTCTGCATACGAGAAATGTATGGGCACTTGGTATAACCCACCAGACAAGACAAAACTAGAATGGGGTATGGGTGGCATTATTGCTGGTGATATTGACATCATAGAGAAGTTCTTTGTGTTGTATGGTCCACCGAAGTCTGGAAAATCGTCGTTTCTCAAACATATTCTGTATCCGTTATTTGAGGGATATTGGGCTCCGTTTGATGCATCTACAATAGCCAAAGGTGGTTTTTGGGGTGAATCGTTTAAGACCAATCCATTAGTGTCTGTACAGACTGATGGTAAACTGTCACGAATTGAGGACAACTCTGTTTTGAATGCTATTATATCTCACGAAGTGGTTGAGATTAATCTTAAGAACAAGAGCACATATCCTCAGAAGATGCGTACTGTGTTATTTTTGGGTACCAACGAGCCTGTTAAGATTTCGGACGCTAAGTCCGGGATAATTCGACGACTTATTGACGTTACTCCAAGTGGGCGAACTCTTCCGGAAGAGGAGTACTACGAAGAACTTGAGAAACTTAAATTTGAGTATGGTGCTATAGCTCAACACTGTCTGACCGTATATTCTAAGCTCGGTCCATATTACTACAATGATTATGTAGCAACTGAGATGCTTGCTGAAACTAATGATTTCTACAACTTCATAGAAAAGAATTATGAAGATCTTAAAGAGAAAGATTATATTACAGCAACAGAAGCTTGGAGAAGATGGCAGGATTACAAAACCTTTGCTGATATTGAGTATAAGTTCCCATACAAGAGATTCTGTACAGAGCTCAAGAACTATTTTAGAGAGTATAAAGACGACTGGCATGACGATAACGGTAAGCATATTCGTTCGGTTTACACTGGCTTTATATTTGAGAAGTTCAAGAGTAAGTTAAGAGTTGAGAAATTTATTGAGAGAGCATCTAATAGATGGATCATACTCAAAGAGCAACATAGTATCTTTGATGATATTCTTGCAGACTGTCCTGCCCAGTATGCCGTTGAGACCGGAGAGAAACCAATTGGCGGTTGGGATTATTGTAAGACAAAACTTCGTGATATTGATACCAGCAAGCTTCACTTTGTGAGACCGCCGGTTTATCTAATCATGTTGGACTTTGATATTCGAGACGAGAAAGACAACAAAGACATGAAACTCAATCTTGATGAAGCAAACAAGTGGCCTAAGACTTATGCCGAAGTTAGCAAATCTGGTGGCGGTTTACATCTCTATTATATTTACACAGGGGACCCTAACATACTAGGATCTCATGTTGCTGGTCGTAAAGATATTGAAGTTAAAGTCTTTAATACAGGAAAGAGTGCTATAAGGCGTATCTCAAAAATGTGCAATGATATTCCCATTGCAAAGATTAGTAGTGGTTTACCATTAAAGGAGGAGGCTAAGAAGGTGGTAGACTTCGAGTTATATTCTAATGAAAAAGCTTTACGTGCATGTGTGGAAGCACACATTAAGAACTGGATGAGTGGTGTATCGCACACTACTCCTACGATAAAGCTGATATCTCAGGTTGTTGAAGAAGCATATGAGAAAGGATTCCCATACGACATCTCGGACATGTACAAGACACTTCTTGATATTGCTAGACGTAGCACAAACCAGAGCAAACCGTGTGAAGACATTGTTAACAAGATGCACTTCAGATCTAAGAAAGAGTCTGCTGATGGTGTTGGTATTGAAAGAGACACCGGAAAGCTCGTTATATTTGATATAGAAGTGTATCCGAATCTATTATTAATCGTGTGGAAGTACGAGTTCTCAGATACTTTCAATTCCATGAAAAACCCTAGCTCTACAGAAGTTGAAGACTTCTTTACAACTCTTGATATTATAGGATTCAACAACCTTAGGTATGACAACCCCATTATATATGCTAGAGCTATGGGTAGATCTATTCACGGTTGTTACGAAATTTCTCATGGTATTATTCATGGTGAAGACGTTGGTTTGAATAATCGTTTAGCCAAAGCAATCTCGTACTGTGATATCTTTGACATGGCTTCTGCACCAAACAAGCAGTCTCTTAAGAAGTATGAGATAGAGCTTGGTAGATTAGAGAGGAAAGCTAAACACCTGTTTAGGGAAGGATGTGATATTCCAACTGTTAGTAAGAAACTTAAAACACCAGAGATATTGGTTAACGTTTGGTATGAAAGAAGGGATAAGAAGCCCTTGAGTCATCTTGAGATTGGTTATGATTGGGACACTGATATTCCTGAAAGCGAGTGGCCGAACGTTGAACAGTATTGCAAGAACGATGTGCAGGCTACTGAAGACGTTCTTCATTATTTGGAACCGGATTTCAAAGCTAGAAAGATATTGGCAGCCCTTAGTGGATTGCCAGTCAACGAGACTACTAACAATCATACTGCCCAGATCATATTCGAGAACGAGCGTGAGCCATGGAAAAAGTTTGTCTATACAGATTTGTCTACTATATTTCCTGGATACGTTTATGAGAATGGTAAAAGCTCATATCGTGGAGAAGACCCTAGTGAAGGTGGATACGTATATTCCGAACCGTCTGTTGCTTACAATGTCGTCGTTCTCGATGTAGAGTCTATGCATCCGTCGTCTATAGAGGCGTTAAATTTATTTGGTCCATGGACTAAAAGGTTTAGTGATATTAAGAAAGCTCGTTTGCTTATTAAGCATAAAAAGTTCGATGAAGCAAAGACTATAATGGATGGTAAACTTGCTCCATATTTAAACAATCCGGCTGAAGCTAAAGCATTGTCTGGTGCTCTTAAAACAGCTATAAACGCGGTGTACGGTCAAACCGATACAAAATATCAAAATAGATTTAAAGACCCCAAAAACGTTGACAACATTGTCGCGAAGTATGGGGCTTTATTTATGATTGATCTTAAGCATTATGTACAGGATCAGGGATATCGCGTTATACACATAAAGACCGATTCAATAAAAATCGAAGACGCCGACAACAAGATTATAAAGGCTGTTCAAGAATATGGATTGAAATATGGTTTCAAGTTTGCCCACGAGTCTACATATTCTAAGATGTGCTTAGTAAACAAGGCAGTTTATATTGCTAAGTATGCAGATGCCGAATGGTGTCAGAAAAGGTATGGTTATATTCCTGAGAACAATGAGGATGAAAGCGGAAAATGGACTGCTACCGGTACTCAATTCCAGCATCCTTATATATTTAAGACTTTGTTCTCTAAAGAGCCGCTTGAGTTTGATGACTTATGCGAAATTAAGTCTGTGGCAACAGCGTTATATTTAGATTTGAATGAAGGACTTGATGATGTAAGCATGTGGGAAGCTGTTAAAGGAATACGACGGAGTATGAATTCTATCGTACCAGGTTATATTCCAAAGTTGACAAAGAAAGAACAGTCTTTGATTGAGCAGACAAAAGATGTTTCTGATGAGAAGCTTGAGGAACTGATATCTTCTGGACACAACTATCGGTTTGTTGGACGAGTCGGTGAGTTTGTACCGATAAAGCCCGGTAAAGGTGGTGGGATATTAACACGTAAGTCTGGAGACCAGTTCACATCAGCTAATGGTGCAAAGGGATATCGTTGGTTAGAAGCTGAAGATGTTAGACTCACAAACAAAGAGGCTGATATTGACATGAGGTATTATGAGAAGCTTGCTGAGAATGCTATCAAAACGATATCCCAATATTGCGATTTCGATAAATTCGTTGGTGAAGATATTCCTGACGATTTTATAAACATCCCAGAGAATGTCGAGGGAGAAGAGTTACCATTTAATTAAAAGGAGGTATATTTTATGGAACCAACCAAAGGCATGTCACTTACAGTAGAAGGAATCCCAGGTGATTTTATTAGAAACAAGAACATTGCGGGTGATCCTGAGAAAAATAATTTTGGTGGAACAACGAGATCATTTACAATTCGTTTAACACCAGAGTACGCAAAGATGTTTGAAGATGCAGGCTTCCCGATTCGTTTTCCTAAGGATATTCCGCCAGGACGTGAACCGGAGCCGTATGTAGCCGTAGTGTTATTTCCGGAAGCTAAGTTCAACTATGCTCCTTCGATCGTTGTTAGCGATGACGGAACGACTAGACGTATGCTGGCTCCAAACAATTGGAAAGAGTTTGACTGGTCGCCGATCGAGTATATTGATGCTGATCTTAGAACGTATAAGACTAAGACAGGTAACATCGCAATCACAGCGGACATTCTTTACTTCCATACAAAGAACTCTGCATTGAGAAACAAGCTTGCTGACGTGTTTGCTCATGATGATATGGAGCCTGCTCCGTTCTGATTGATATTCATATAGGAGGTGCGTTGGGCTGATGGATTCAATTCTGTCAGCCCTTTATATTTATGGAACTAGATGAAGAGCAGCTTAAAGCTATAGACAAGATGTTCAATGGGTGCATATTGGTTGCTGATACCGGTGTTGGTAAAAGTAGGACTGCCATAGCATATTATTTGATGAAAGTGTGTAATGGCTCTGTGCGAATCAACAACTCTGGAACATATTCTGAGATGCGTACACCAAGAGATCTTTATATTATTACAACTGCTAAGAAAAGAGATGATCATGAGTGGTTACACGAATGTTCTAACTTTCTGATATCTCCAGATAGAGAGAATAGTCATTCCGGTGTTACTGTTGTTGTAGACAGTTGGAACAACATACAGAAATACAAAAAGGTTGCAGGACAATTCTTTATATTTGATGAACAAAGAGTTGTAGGATCTGGTCCATGGGTCAAAGCTTTCTTGGATATTTCTAGGAAGAATCAATGGGTTCTGTTGTCTGCTACACCTGGCGATAGCTGGAAAGACTATATTCCGGTATTTGTTGCTAATGGTCTTTATGAGAATCGTACTGATTTTCTTAGACAGCATGCTATCTACAACAGATGGGCACCTTATGCTAAGATCGAAGGGTTTCGAGATGAAGGAAGACTCTTATATTACAGAAGGAAACTTCTTGTTAAGATGAAGCCAAAACGAGTAATAGAGAATTCTAAAGAGGTTCGAAACGTATCGTATGACAAGAACTTATATAATACTGTCTGGCGAGATAGAAAAGACCCATACACTGGATGCCCGATAGAAGAAACTGGAACACTATTCTATTTGTTAAGAAGAGTAGTGAACTCTGATATTAGCAGGATAAAGGAGATCACATCAATTTTAACCTTTCATAGTAAAGCCATCATATTTTACAATTTCGATTATGAATTGGAGTTATTAAGAGAGATGTGTAACATAAAAGCGATACCATTTTCTGAATGGAATGGTCATCGTCATGAAGACATACTCGATGGTGACAGATGGGTATATTTAGTGAACTATGCGGCTGGCTCCGAAGGGTGGAATTGTACCACAACGGACACCATTATATTTTACTCACTAAACTACTCATACAGAATTATGAAGCAGGCAGCAGGTAGAATAGATAGGCGTGATACGCCATTTGGTCATCTGTTTTATTTTTACTTACAATCTAAAGCAGCAATTGATATTGCTATCAATAGAGCATTAGAGAACAAAGCATCTTTTAACGAAAGCAAATTCTTGTTAGGAAACTAGACATTGCTTTTATTTTTTCGCGCAAAAAACATAGGTTATAATGAAGGGGAAGGAGATGTCGCATCATCTCCTTATATTTTTGCCTAAAAAGGAGGCTAAAATGGCAAAAAGAGAAAGCAAGTTTCAAAGAGACTTAGTAAAGGAACTTAAAGCTGAATACCCTGGAAGCTATGTGTTTAAGATTAATGGCAAGCAAGGTTATCCAGATCTTATATTTCTGTATGAAGATAAATGGGCAACCCTTGAATGCAAGAAGAGCGCGAAAGCAAAACACAGACCTAATCAAGATGAGCATGTGGAGAGAATGAACAATATGTCATTCTCTTCTTTTATTTATCCAGAAAATAAACAGGAGGTTTTGCATGAGCTCAGCATTTTTATGGGAAAACACCAGTCGAATGTTTACCCCTGGAAGCCACGCGATATTAGGAGCGAGCACATATTCCAGGTGGTGGAACAAGACGCCTGAAGAAGTTGGTCAGTACTACAGAAATATGAAAGCTGTGGAGAGAGGGACTAAACTTCACGAGATGGCAGCTGATGATATTCGCATGAACATGATGCGACCGAGAAATGGACAGACATACAACCGCTATGTCAACGATGCTATTAACTTCAGAATGAATCCAGAGACTGGCTTATATTATTCCCCATTTGCGTTTGGAACAGCCGACTCAATCATATTTGAAGATGGCAGACTTAGAATTCACGATCTTAAGACCGGAACTATATCTAAGCCGTCTATGCATCAGCTCGAAACATACGCTGCTTTATTCTTTCTTCAATACGGTATTAAGTATGGTTTCAAACCATCTGATATTGATACAGAACTCAGGATCTATTGGAATGATGGTGTCATAAAAGAGAAACCAAAACCCTCTGATATTGAGCAAGTAGCTAACAAGTTGACTGCACACTCTGCATTCTTAGAGAAGGTATCGGAGGAATACATATGAGACGAGTTCCTTTTTTATACACCGAAAGGTATCTTATATTCTGGAAGGCTCTGGAAGACACCATTCAGCATTGTGAGGGTGTAGAAACTACCTTTACAGATGAATCCTATGTTAACCAATTATATTTCTATCTTAAACATGCTGGCATCGACAATGAGAATGTTTTGGTTGCCGATAGCATCTACATTTCTAATATTATTCAGGACTTCTGTAGACAGTATGGAACGCCTAGACATTCTGGTCGTTATCCTTGGGGAAGCGGTAAGAATCCACAGCGGAATAAGAATATTTATACTTCTTATAATGAATTGCTTAAAAAAGGTTACACTGAGAAGCAGATTGCTGATAATTGGCACATGTCTACTACAGAGCTGCGTAAGGTTGTATCACTTGGTAGTAATGAGATTCGTGAGCAGAATAGACTTACAGCTAAAAGTCTGAAGGAAGAAGGATATTCTACAACCGCCATTGGTAGACGTATGGGCGTTAATGAGTCTACAGTAAGATCGTGGCTTAACGACGATATTGCTAAGCGTAAGTCTGTTGTAAAAGAAAAAGCTGATATTCTTAAAGAGTTTGTCGACGAGCATGATTACGTAGACATAGGCCCTGGCACAGAATTATATTTGGATTGTACTCGGACGTCCTTTAAGAATTCCGTTAAGTTACTTGAGCAGCAGGGCTATCAGGTTCAATATTATCGTATTGATCAGATGGGCACCAATCATAAGACTACTGTAACGGTGCTTGCTAAACCAGATTCTCCATATAGAACTGGAGAGGATAAGTTTGATTTTTCGAACATAGCATCTCGTGTTGTAACAGACGATGGTAAAATATCAAAATTAGGACTTGAGAAGCCGGTTTCAATTGATCCAAAGCGAATAGGCGTCGAGTATACCGTTAATGGTAAAGGCGGTATTGAAGAAGACGGACTGATATTGTTAAGACCTGGCAAAGAGGATTTGTCATTGGGTACTGCTCGATATGCACAAGTTCGAATAGCTGTAAACGACAGTCATTACATTAAAGGTGTTGCTAGGTATGATGACAATCTTCCACCTGGTATTGATATTCTTGTCAAGTCTAAAAAGAAGCCTGGTACACCACTGATATCTGACGATCCTGAAGCATCTACAGTCCTTAAACCTATGAAGCGTGATGAGAAGACTGGCGAAATCGACTGGGATAATCCATTTGGGGCTACTATTAGGGGAAAGGACGATCTAGTAAAGGTCCAAAGAGAATATGTTGGTGCAGATGGTAAGAAACATCTTTCTGCTCTTAATGTCGTTAATGAAGAGGGCAACTGGTCTACTTGGTCTGATAAATTACCAGCCCAGTTTGCTAGCAAGCAGACATTACAGTTAGCTAAAAGACAGCTTGCATTGGCTAAAGCAGATAGGGAAGCAGAATTCGAAACGTTGTGTAATCTTGAGAACCCAACGATTAAACGAAAACTGCTCTATGATTTTGCTGATAATTGTGATGCGGCAGCTGTGGATCTTGAAGGTGCCAAATTACCAAGGCAGGCGTGGCATGTTATTATGCCATTCCCTGATATTAAGCCTGGCGAGGTTTATGCTCCTAATTACAAGGATGGTGAGACTCTTGCATTGGTAAGATTCCCGCATGAAGGCACGTATCAGATACCTATATGTAAGGTAAAAAATAAGGGTAGTGTTGCTGATAAATATATTCATAATGCTCCTGATGCCATAGGTATAAATTCAAAGACGGCACAACAGTTATCTGGTGCTGATTTTGATGGAGATACTGTTATTGCTATACCTATAACCAACAAGGTTAGAATACGAGCACAAGCACCAATTCAGGAACTTATTGATTTTGATCCGTCAGATGCTTATCCAAAATATCCTGGAATGAAGGTTATTTCACATTCTGATCAGCAGATAAAGATGGGTGTTGTATCGAATTTGATAACTGATATGACTCTTGCAGGAGCTCCGCCAGCAGAATTGGTTAGGGCTACAAAATATGCAATGACCATAATTGATTCTGAAAAGCACGAGCTTAATCATAAGCAGTGCTATATTGATCAGAATATTAAACAGCTTCAACAAAAATATCAGAAACATACAAATGACGATGGTTATGGTGGAGCTGGAACTATTATATCTAGAGCTGGTTCTCCTCAATCTGTATTTGAGCGTCGCCCATATTACAAGATTGATGACAAGACTGGCAAAAAGATCTATGAAGAAACTGGCGGAGAGTTTACTTATATTCCAACTAAGGTTAAACGAGTCGATCCTAAGACTGGTAAGACTTCTGAGAAGACTCTTAAGCTAACCTTATATTCTGACAAGAAAACCGGCAGGCAATTTACTATTGATCCAGATACAAAGAAAAGAGTATACAGATCAGAAGCTGATATTTCTAAAGCTAAAACTGAACGTCGTATGCAGGATAGCACTAAGATGGCAGAGGTTGACGATGCATACAAGCTCACATCTGGTGGTAGTAAAGAGCACCCCGGATATTTGATGGAAGCAGTATATGCTGAGTATGCTAATAGTATGAAAGACCTTGGCAATAGGGCTCGATTAGAATATAAGCGTACCGGCAAACTTGAGTATCACCCTGAAGCAGCTAAAAAATATCAGAATGAAGTCAAGTCTTTGAATGCAAAGTTAAATGTAGCCCTTAAGAATGCTCCTTTGGAAAGACAGGCTCAAGCTATGGCTAATAAGACTATGGCACGTAAGAGGCAGGACAACCCTCATATGGACGCAGAGCATGTCAAAAAATATAAGGGTCAAGCACTCAATGCTGCTAGAAAAGCAGTTGGGGCTAAAAAGCAAAGGTTTGATATTACTGACAATGAACTTGAGGCTATACAGGCTGGTGCTATAAGCGATAGTAAACTACTATCCATACTCAACAACGTAGATTCTGATAATTTTAAGAAACGTGTAATGCCTAGACAAACAAAAGAGCTCTCTTCTGTACAGAAGAACAAAGCCAGATGCATGTACAATGCTGGCTATACACAGGCTGATATTGCTGATGCTCTTGGTGTGTCTGCATCTACAGTTTCTAGAGCTATT